CATTGGTGCATGACCTGTTCCTGTAGCATCATAACCATCTACCCAACAATCTGGGTCGTTATGACCTGCTGTGGAACCTGTAATACCTAAGTCCATTGTTACAGAAGAAGAAGATGCTGTTAGCACTTCTAATCCTGCTGCAATAACTAGTGTTTCTGCAGGGACATTAATTGCTTGAATAATGTCACCGTTTGCAGGGTCAAACAATGAATTGTCTATTGTGTTTTCAACCCAATAAGGTTTCCTTCTAGTAGAAGGATGACCTGCTGTTCCGCCAATAACTTTACTTACTGTTGCCATTTATATTTCCTCCTATTAGTCGATTAACAAGTGTCTAGCCATAAGTGCTTCTGAACGAAGTACTTTTCTACCGAACACATGTAGTCCTCTTACTATATCACCAAATGAATCAGGGTCTCTAATTACTTCTGTTTTTGCAATTGCATTAGCAGTAGCAGTTGAAGACATATGACCAAATAGTACTTTATAGTAATTGGCTGTTGATGAAGCTGCAAAGTTATTAGTCATATAACATTTGAAGCCTTGAATGATACCGTCCATTACTCTACCATTTCGTAGAGGGGAAGCAGAATCGCCTGTTACAGATGCATCTAATAATTTAGATGATGAACTCGCTAAAGCTTCATAGAATTCTGGACTTGCCAAAAACCATCTGTTTTCGAATGGAACGTCTGCACCATTTAGTCTCTTAGATGCATTAGCCATTATTTCTAATGGATCAGTTTCAGATGAGCCGAAGCCTGTGTCTGTACCTGAACCGTCAGAGCCAATAGTTGTACCTGCACCAGATACCATTGCTGCGATTACGTTTTCATCGTATGAGTCTTTAAGAGCATATGCTCCTGAAGATGTAGCCAAAGACTCAAAGTTCACATGAGATTGCCTTTCTTCGATATCGTCAACTTTAAAAGCAAACGCATTAGCTTGGTCCACAGTAAGTTGGATTTGGTCATCAGCCAGATTTTGGATGTTGATTTGTCCACCTCTTGTGTATGAACTTACACTAACGGTTGGTTCTTTTATAATGTTAACAGTATCTCCGTAGGCTTCGATCTCTCCTGCATAGTCAGTATTAGTAATATCTTCTACTACTGATGCAGTTCTAAAGAACTTTTGGACTTTTTGGCTATAGATTACAGGTAAAAAATTACCTGAAGGTAGGTTGTCATAACCTGCCGCTTTACTTATTGCCATTATTTAATCCTCCTATAAGATTGTTAAAGATTAGCCATTAACAATTCTACCTTCTCTTCTAGCAAGATCTATTTCCTTTTCAAATTTTTCATATTGACTAGGTTTTAATTTACTAATATCACTAAGCTTCCAGATTTTTTTGTTGCTTACATCCACTTCTTTTTTACTTGTAGAAGTTACTGATTTTGATGCCTCTAATTTATTATTAGCTTTTTGCTTAGTTATACCTTGATCCATTTTATATAAATCAATAGCCCTTGCTGCTAATTTTGCATTAGTGTCATTATCATATAGCCAACTCTTTATCTCTGAATCTTGATTTTCAACCCACTTATGAAAACTTTCATTTTTTCTAAGTTCATTGTAATCAGGATGTATCGAAGCTAATTCAACTTCTGCTTTTTCTTTCTTAACTTGTACCTGTTGGGTTTCAAGTTCTTTAAGATTAGCTTCCATCTTTTTAGATTTTTCATCTGCCTTAGTATATGCTATAGTTTCTATAACATCATAGACATCAGGATATTTAGTTCTCCAAGCTTCAATTTCTTCTTTAGACTTGGGTAGCTGTATTTTATCAGCGTGTTCTTGTAGTTGTGATTTAAGCGAACCTACTTCATCTTTATGCTTATTTACAGTAGAATCGTAATGTCGTTTAAGATCGTCATAACGTTTCTTAAACACTTTCTCTTCAGCATCGACAGGGCGTTCTTCATCTGGAGTGGCTTCTTGATCTGAAGTGTCCTCTGAAACGGTGGCTGTTGCGTCTGCTTCCTCATCTCGTAATTTTGTTTTATATTTATTTTGATAAGGTGTAGGCTCGAGAAGAGCCTCTGTAGTTTGATCCTCTTGGATCTCTTCGTTTGTAGTATCTTCCATCTAGTCTCCTTTGGGTGCTGTGGAAGGGCAGGTCGCCCGTGCTGTGATTGGGTTGGTGCTACGACTAAGCAGTCATAGGTCGCCTGTCCATCGGTTGTTGTGGTGCCCCTAGACCTGTCGGTCTAGGAACATTTCCTGCTGCAGCCATTTCTGGTCCTGCAGAAGCTTGTTGGTTATTTGCGCCTTGTGTCATTTCTTGAACAAAACTTTTCATGGCTTCTTCTGGTGCTCCACCATATTTATTAACAATAACCGAAACTGGTATAACTACTACAGGTTCTTTAGGTCCTCTATCTGCTACTGCAGATATATCAATACCTTTTCCTTGTAGTGCTGTTTTTACATCTTGTGTAAGATGCATATCTAATACAGCATCTTCCATAGACACTGCCTGTTGAGGCATTCCTCCTGCCCCTTGGTCCATAGGTGCACCTTCTGGTGCTGCCATTGGATTATTCATCATTCCTTCTGCCATATTATTCTCCTTAATTAATCCCTACCGGGTCTGTTTATTCCTGTTGGTGTTTTTGATTTTGGCGTAAAACCAGGTGGTCCAGAAGCACCTGTTCCTTTTTTAACACCTCTAGTTGTGTATGATGCTCCTGCTTGATATCCTGAACCAGGTTCTGTAGTTCCTGCAGGTCTTGTATACTGAGATGCTCCTGCTTGATATCCTGAACCAGGTTCTGTAGTTCCTTCTAGTCTAGGGGGAGGTGTATCGTCTCCACCATCTCTACTATCTTTATCATCAGAACCTGAAGTTGTATATTTTATATCAGATCTTGGTCCTTCGTATCCTTCATCATATGATTTAGGAAACATACCAGTGGCTTTTCTAGCATTTTCAGCAGCAGTAAATATATCCTGTATACTTGTAGCACCAAAAAATTTTCTTTGTTCTTTTGGAATTACATAACTAGTAAAGAATGTTTTATAAAATCCATTAGTATCATCAGTGCCATAGTAAGAAGGAGTTCCTGCTAGTATATTACCTTCTGGAACGCCTGGATTTAATACTTTAGTTTGTAAATTATTATACAATACTTCTAAGTTTATAACATCTTCTCCTGCTTCATTTTTACTATAAGCTTTAACTCCACCAAATTCAACTGCACTTAAATCAGCTTTATCTTTAGCATCAAATATAATGTTTGCAATCATAGTGCCAGGACTAGTTAGTTGAAGAACTGTTTCTAGCAGGTTTTTATTTTTTGGATTTTTTAGTTTTACTGTTTTAGTTTTAGGATCATAGGAATCAAAATCTATTTTATCTTTTAACGCTGAAAAAGATTCTAAAGCTTCTCTATTTAAATCATATTCATTTTGTTGTTTAGGAGTAAAAGCAGGTTGACTACCACCTCTACCACTTGAAGCTTGGGGTGGAGGTACATAGTTAGGATCTACAACACATGCTCCATCTTTTAATATATAACCTAAAGGGCATGGATCTACAGTCGTATTATCATCATTACTATCATCTGCAGTAAGGTATTTAAACTTAGGGTCTACTGTACTAAATGTACTTGTGTCTACAAAATTTTGTGCCACATTAGTTAATGACCATGTACCTGTAGTAGCATCATATTGTAGCTGCTGATTACTTCCTGTATATGTACTCATTTATTCTTAAGTTGTACCCTCATTTTCATTATTTCCTGAAGCGAAGCCACCTTCCCCTGGAGTCGGTACACCTCCAACTCCGATGTTGCCACCGCCAACGCCTGTAATGTCGTTAGGATTCGCTCCTGTAGGAGTTCCTCCATCAGAAGCCATTGCGGACTGCTGACTATCGCCTTGATCTTGTTTATTTCCATTTGCCATCCCCATTATTTTAGCAAAGATAGCTGCTCTTTCTGGATCATTAATTAGTTTTTCAGGTTCTATATCTAAAGACTTTGCAATCTCTGATAGTATAGAATGCCATCTAACAAATGGAGCCAGATTTTGATTTGATGCAACTTGTAAAAATGTCATCAATCTTTGTGAGCGGACTTCTTTCTGCATTAGAGAAGAAGTGCCTCTTGCTTTTACATTTAAATCACCTTTTATTTCTGGAGCCTCTTCATTAAATTGCATATTCCATGCAAATAAAGTTTCTCCTAAAGGTCTTAATAAAAAATCATCAACGTTTTTTATAACTGTTTTTATACTAAGTGCTGCTGCACCCATTAACATAGACATACCTGCTGCAGTTCTTGTTGTAGTTTGAACTCCAGTAGTACCATGTGAATAAGAAGGAATACCTGTAGCTTCATCAGCTAACTGCCTAAATTTATCAAACATCATTAAATTTTCTTGTGATGTATTAGGAAACTTAACACCATGTATAGCTTGTCCCGGCATACCACTTTGTCTTCTAAATATTTTACCTGGAAAAACTTTCATATCTTGCCCCGGTACTAGTAACGTTTCGTCAATATCAAATACTAAATTACCTGCTAATGCCAAATTATCAATAGCCATTCTTGCATGACCATTCATAATTGTTTGAGAATCATCCATATTTTCTGGAATGCCTACGCCAAAGAATTGATAAGGATTGATTTCATAAGGGCATATTAAGTATGGTAATCTAGTTGGAGTAAATGGATTTAGTACTAATCTTATTACTTCACCATTACATACCCAAGCATTAACCTGTATTTCGTCAAGTTCATTAATCTCTTCGTCTAATTCTAATCCTGCTTCTTTAGCAAGTTCTGTGTCTAATGTTCCCCAAAATTCTAAAATTTCATATCTGTTTTTATTTAACTCATCTGTTGATTCTCTATCTTGCAAAGATGATTCATACCCTCTAGATTCGTAACTAGCGCCCATAGATAAAGAATTTTTTATAGCTTCCTTTCTAAAGAAAGGTCTATTCATTAAATCCCTTACTTGTGCACGAGTATATACATGTCGTTGAATTACATATTCTGCATCTTCAATTTTTGTAGCATCAGGATCAGGATAAAAATCCCAACAAGAAACTGATTCTATTTTTGGAACAAGTTTAGTTTTAGGAAAATATTCATTCTTTCCTGTTTCAGGATTCTTAACCCAATTATGTGTAGATTCTTCATAACTAAATGGACCCTTTAATATTCCTGTTCCTAATAAGGCAGATTCAAATAATACATTTCTTAATACAGAAACAGCACTAGATTCATCTAATTGATCGTGAATCATTTTTTCCATATTAGCTGCAGCCATTTCTGCAGGACTAATTTGAGGTTCTTTTTGTCCATCTGTTGCAGGACCTTCTACAAATTCTGCTGCACCGAGAGTTTCATCTAATCCTCCTAGTACTTCATTAATAGAAGTTGCCCCAGGTTTTAACTCATTACCGTCTCCTGGAAAACCATATGGACTTTTAGGTTGTTCTTGTTTTGTGTCTTGGTACTTAGATATATTAGCATATTCTGCAATACCTTCTGGAACAGGTGTAGGTTCTACTCCTACTGGAAATTTTCCACTAGAAAATAGAACTTCAATTAACTGACCATAAGCTGCTAATACTTTTGTCTTTGTTATTTTAACAAAAACTTTTGACTTCTCACTTTCTGTAAAAGCCATTTCATTACCATAGACTCCTCTATAGTTACGATAAGATCTAAGCCATCTCTGCTCATCAAATTGACGAGCATTTTCTGCATCAATAAATTTACTTTTAATTAAACCTGCAAGATTTGAAATATCAAAATCTGGTTGTAGATCAGTATCTTCTTCACCTAAAGCGAGTATGTCTGCAGGTTTTTTTAAAGCCATCTATTTATTGTGTGATCCGTGAGCGTATTTTTCTTTTGCAAAGGACTCTAATTTATCATTAGGTCTTTTACCTTGGGCTGTTGATAATTCTCCATGCTTATATTTTGACATAAGTTTTGAATCTAGCTTTTCTTTTTTTAAAGAAGGAACAGCACCTAGTTCTCCATGTTTATATTTTTTTAATATTTCCATATTACCTCCTAATAGTCTTTTTCATTAGCCATCTTAAAAAATGACTCTTCTACTTGTTTTTGTTTTTTTGTTGGATAGTCTTTAGTAGATATACT